TACACCAAAGATTGAACCAGCACCAGCGGCACGATAGATATCACTGCGAACGGAGTCTGGTAAATCAGTACCAGCGTTACCAGCGGTAGAACCACCAACAGCATTATAAGCAAATGCGCGAATGTCGGCCATCTGCTTAGGACCAACGTACAAATCGGTGATACCCTTGCTGTAAGCTTCAGCGGGAGTTCCACCAGCGTAAGACTCGTTAATGCGAGCCATTCTTTGCATCATGTCGTTAAGGTCTTGCAAGGTAAAGTCCGAAACCTTCGGGCTAGTACCAGCAGTGCTTTGAGACTGAAGGAGGTGCTTGTTACCACCTGTTTCAGCTTCAGCAAGAGCCTTGAGGACAACCGCCCAAGCGTTACGATCCTGCTTAACAACGATCTCATTAGCCATTCTTTCGACGGCTTTGCTAACCACGTCAAGGCGAGCCTTGCGAGCGTAGCGTTTGCCCATGCTTACAGCACTATCTAAACGAAAAGTGGCAATTTTGAGTTCTTCTAAGCCAGAGATGTGAGAGGTGGGGAGTCCACCAGCGATGTTTTGACTCCAAACCTGAACTACGTTAGCACCTTCATTATAGTAAAGGTCCAAAGGATAACTAGGATTGTCGTCTTCGTCATACGGGGCATCCGTGAAAACAGCCGAAGAAGTATTAGCTTGCATGATGACCTGACGAACTACAGGTCCGAGAAAAGCAGCAAACGCCTCAGAGGCTTCACGAGCTACCGCAGGGTCTTTAGAACCCATCGCCTTGATGAGTTCAACCTGTTCTGGGGTATTTTTTAATTTTAATCTCATGATGATTTATTCCTTATAATTTAGAGTTCGAGTTTGATTAGACAGGTCTTGTAGGTGCTGTCAACCGAACCTAAAGCTTGAGCAACAGCGGGGTTACCGTTATTACCAGTAGTCAACAAACCGTTAGCGTCAGAATAAAGCTTCTGGCCAGCGGTAACAGTCTGTCCTTCAAGAGTAGAGCCACTGTAAAGGAATACACCTTTAGTTACAACGGGTACAGCTTGACCACTCAAAACGACTTCCATCTCCGCAGCTTTGCGAGGATTGAATTTGAGTTTCTCTCCGTTTTCGTCCTCTTCTCTTACGCTGTAGAGAAGAATACCCAAAGGATTGAGATCGCCAGTATTCGCAGCGCGAACGGCGGCATCAACGCCCCATCTTTGACTAACGGTGTTGTCGTAAGAAGCGCCAACACTGTCGATCATGTCGAGTTCGTCACTCTGGGTCCAGCCTTGCTGAATCGAAACAACCTTTCCGTTGTCAGCAGGAAGAGTCCCGCTAAACTTGTAAAGGTTGATTACGTCGTGCTCGCTGTAATCCCTGAATGGTTTTAATTCACTAGTTCTATTAATAGCACTCATGATAATTTATTTCCTTATAATAATATTAATAATCAATTTCGAAGTTGTCCAAATTGAAAGCTTTTTGATACTTTTCAGTCAAAGTAGCTTCAGAGGCTTCAGAGGTTGAAGGCAATTGCGCCTTGTCAACTTCAGCGTTTTCAATAGCAGACTCTAAAATATTTTCAGCGTCTTGCTCTTCAACGGAAGCTACAGCCTCTTCTTTAGTCTCTTCGGCTTCTACTACTTCTTCAGTAGCAGCTTCGACAGTTTCTTTATTCTCAGCTTTTTTATCCAAAAGAACTTTCATTTTCTTGGAGTAAGCTTCGAAGTCTTCCTCGGTCATGTCTTTAATGTCAGATGCAAGAATACCACGATGATCATCGTCAAGG